ATGTCCAGGTGATCGATGTGCGTCTTGACTACGTCAGCTTCATAGCTCCCGTCCAGCATGCTCTCGAACTCATCCTGTATCTCGGCTAGGGCGGACTTGACGCTCTTGTCGCAATCGGACATGTCATTAAGACCCAGGAGAAGGCTCTCAATTTCCGAGGAGACTGCCTTGCTGTCCTTTACTTCGGATTGCATCTCTTCGACGCTGGACCTGAACTGCCTGATAAGCTGACGAAGGTTGGACTTCTCCTTTATTATTTCGGCGCACATCTTGACCTGGACTACTCCAGTCTTGTTGATGTGCTCCATCATCCCTGCGATTCCGCCGACCTCTTCTAGCATGCCGTCCTTCTTGAGTTCCTCTGATAGGGATATCTCATCCAGTTCATTCCCAGATACTACGATCTGTCGCATGCACTTAAATATAATTTGGTTTTCTACCTTATAAAAATCTGATGCTTCTAGCAGTGTTGCCACTTCATCAAACTTGCTTGCTCCTCCTGCATTTACGAAACTGCTAAGAAGGCATTCTTCTGCTTCTGTGTTTTGTGGTGTCATTTCTTGTTTGTTTGTTGGGCGAAAAAAGGGGAGGAGGCATAACCCCCCTCCCCAGAACTATCTAGCTGGAGTCAGCTTAGAACGGCTCGTCAGTAGAACCGCTGGTAGAAGCCGAGGGAACCTTGCTCCCCTTGTCCTCCTTCTTGCTGATGCTGATCTTCAGGTATTTACCCTGAGAATCACTCACGTTGCTCCACGCGGCGATGTTGTATTCAACACCTTCTACATTGAGAGGACCAGTCAAGTCTGGGTGCTTGTCGCTCTCCTTGTATTTGTTTTTGAATATAGCTCCGCTATTAGTGTTATCGTATTTTTCTGGCATAATTAAAACAGCTCCTCTGTCTTTTTGTTATTAGTATTGGGTTTGTTTGATGCTTTTCCATGATCATTGGTTGCGTCAGCATCCTTTGCGTCATCGATAGCAAAAAGTCCATTCAGTGCATACTTGCGAGCGTAAGAACTGGCACTGCCAGTAACCTGCGCTTGGTCCATACCCTTCTTAGTTACGGCGTGCTCAGCGAAACCACTTGCATTGATTGCATCATCCGTGTCGTTGTCAAGAAGTCTAGCTACGGCCCTCACGAAAACTCTGCCCTCCAGGGCAACCAGCTCATCACCTATGACGATACTGCACTCTTGAATGATCAAGAGAGGCTTCAGGGCAGTTAAGATATCTTCACAAGATCGGTAGCTGTATCCGCCGAATTTATTAGTCTGCCCCTTGGGGGCCTTCAAAGAGGATTGTATCCTCTGTAGCTTCTTACGTATATTATTCGTATTTGCTTTAGTCATACTTAGTTTTTGTTATTTGTTTTCTATACAACTTAGATCTCTTATCCGAGTTGCTTGCATTCATGCTGACAACGTCTACACCGAGGTCAAGTAAAATTTTCAACTGTTCTTCATTTTTTTTCTGTTTGAATCTTTTCTGCAGTTGAGTCGCGCCGACAGGGTGCAGTAATCCAGTCCTGCTGAACTCGATCCAGTCAGCCATCCGCCTGAGTGCTTCTGGCAGAGATACGTCTGCGCTCCTGCATGCGTATCGCTTCCATGCATTCTCCACCTTCCCCAGGAAGGCGTTGCTCTGCCTGTGCAGAACTCCTCTTACTTCCCCGCTTGCATGGCAATGATCCACGACAGTGTCGTGCATGCTACCTTGGCTTATAGGGCACCTCTTAGGTTCGTTTGCCTTTCTCCATTTGGAGAGCCTGCTTTGAGTTATGTATTTCATAATGTGGTAGGGAAGACAGGACTCGAACCTGCGACCGATGGTTTAGAAAACCATTGCTCTGTCCAGCTGAGCTACTCCCCCTTGTCGCTATAAGTCGTAAAGATCCTTGGGTAATTGACCCCTGTCAACCCTGTTTTTTGTCTCGTAAAGGCACATGGCATTCCATATTACTGCTGACAGATGATCCTCTGCGCGGTCCCCCTCCATAAACTGCCACAGGTGCCTATTGATGCTGTCCACGTATCTAGAGACGGGTATGCCCTTCTGCCAGTTGTTCCTTCCGTATTTCTCTGCCCCGTCTTCAAAGCGCCTGGCGACGGCCCTGAGTGCGCTCACGGGAATTAAACTGGGTATACCCTTGCCTCGCATGGCGTCTCGCACTGCTCCAGTGTTAAAGTTTGATTTGCTTCCTGAGTCTGGTATTTTCATTTTTGCTCTAATTGTTCTATTGATATTATTTTTCCTGTGCCCCCGCGCTTAAAGACGCAACCACGTTTCATGTCTGGTAACTTTTGAAGAATTATCTTAACCGCTTCGTTCTCGCTCCTGGCCCACTTTACTGTTGTGCCAATGTAATCACCTGGCATGTCCTCCCTGGTGTATTTTATTAGATATTGATTCATAAGTTAGTGTAGTGAATCACGAACCCTCTTCCCGCGTTCACGCACGCTACGTTGAAATCAATCCACTCTTCAGCTTCTTCGTTTGTCATTCCATCTTCAGTAAAGACGTCGATCATTTTGAGGTAGTCATAGACGGCGTAACCGAACTGATCCATGCCAGTGATGCACTTCTCCAGTCCATGAAATATAATAGCTTCATCGGCTAGACCGAACAAGTTCTCTTCTTCTTTTTCTGGATGATAATTTAGTCTATACATTTCGCTATGATTGTTTTGTTTTTTTCTTTTATTAGGGCGGATCTTACTTTGTGCCAGTATGCTTTCGTTGATTCCTTCTTCCATCCATTCGGTCCGCCGTTGTGTATCCGAGCTATATCCTGCACTGTCACGGGTCTACCTATGCGATCTTCGGTTGCGTATCTTGAGGCGTAAGCAATAAATATATCTATGCTTGTTTCTCGGTCGAAGGCGTCTTCATGCTTCCAGTCTTGCCCTGCGTATTCTGCGGCGTCCTGGACGTATGCTTTGTGCATTTGCAGGCAACCATAAGCTAAGCCATTGTCCCCTATTGCTAGATCATCTCCAGCGCTTTCTACCTGTATTAAAATTAGTATAAGGCTTATCAGTGTCATTTCATTCTTGTTCTCCAATATAGTTTACTGCAGAGCTTTGCGATTTCAACGCCCTCTAGAATTTGCTCTGGGTTCCAGACCTTGTGATAATGCTTCTTGGTGTCGCAATCAATGCAGATCGATATGCACCCAGGTATGTAGTCCATCTTAGCTCGCTTGGAAAGCATCCAGGACTCAATAGCCAGCTGATACAGGTCCTTGGGGTAGAATTTTCCTGTTCCCTTGCAGTTTGCTCTGCACTTGTAGTCAGCCAGGAACGCTTCACCAGAGGCATCCTTGCCTATGAAGTCAACGCTACCGACGATCTTGACTGTCCCTTCGCCCAGCATGTGCTCTACGGCAACTGGAGTTACGTCGTTGTCAATATACCAATCTATGAACGGACGAGCCCATCCGTCCCAGGGAGTCTTATCTGATGGCAGTCTGGCATCCATGTCCGCCAGGACGAAGTCCTCTATGCGCTTGTGCACGGCTGTTCCGAACTCGGAGGAGGGTATCTGCTCTCCTGTGACTGGGCTCTCTCTGGTGCCGTAGGTCAAGTCCGCTATGCCCCTCCAGTGCATGCTGGGCATCTCCCTTGCCAGTTCAGTAATTTTCATTGGCTTGTAGATACTGTCCAGGAACGGGTCCTTGATAATACCCAGAACAGTTGTGACTGAAGGCCAAGCCCCCTGAACTTTCTTTGCTTGTGCTGGGGTTGCTACGTCCTCGAGGAAGACGGGGTTTCCTTTGTTGTATTTGTAGAAGTGCGACATATCTTATTTAGTTTGGTGTATTGTGTTTTAAGCAGATCTGATCTGCGAATCATTGAGATGAGGTCATCCCTGTTCCTTCTTGTGTAACCTTTGTATAAGGCGTCTGAGGCCGTTGCAACACTTTTATTTGTATCACAAAGCTCCTCGGCTAAATTTTTTAAGTCCTCCCTTCGCACGACCAGGTAGTGATCAACGCACTCAAAGGCTACGAAGTCCTGCTGTCCATACAGCCAGCCATTGTCCCCCATGTTGTTCTTGAACTCCAGCCAGACGAAGTCCTCCGTTTTGGCCCCTGTTCTGCTTTTACGCTTCAGCGCCTTGACGTCTATGCTACCAGCAGAGCAGACCCAGTCAATGTGCATGTATTGCTCGGCTAGGGTCGCGGGTCTAGCGCCTGGGTATCTCTCCTCCAGAAGTTCGCCGAAGGACGTCTCCGTCTCCTGTCCGCCAGCCCAGGACTCTGTCCCTACCCAATCCTGGTATGTCTGACCCTTTTGCCCTCGCATTAAAGCTCGTCCTCTTCTATGCAGTCCAGGACGTAATTAAATATATATTGTATGTCATCTACGTCGAGGTCTTCCTCTATGGGAAAGTTGAGGACTTCACCCTTAACTATGTGACTCACCACTAAGTAGCAACAAGGAAAATATTTATATGTTATCGATATCTTTCTAGCTATCATTTGTTCGATGCACTGCTTGACTGTGCGCTTGTGCATCTCCCTCTTGATCCTAGTTGTGTAAATATCGCCAGTTGCTAATTGCGATACCATCTTCTCCTGAATGCTGTCTTTGTGCACTACTGACACCATTGCGTCGGGCTCTAAAAGGCTTGCCCCCCCTTCTGGATATACGTTGAGTTTTTCCATAACCCAAAAAAAAGCCCTTTAAACCCTGATTGTCAAGGCTTAAAGAGCTTGTTGCTTTTTAATGGATCTCCGCTACATGTGGTGCAGAATCACAACCACGATAACAGCCAAGAGGAATATATCGAATGCATCCCCGAGAGCCCTAAGCACCTGGCACCTCCTCGCCCTTCTGCAGTCCTAGGTTCACGAATACCTTGTCCAGCTCCAGCATGAATAGCCGTTGCCTTTCGAGGCTGTCGTCCATCGGCATGTCGTCGGGAGCGTGCCAGTCCGTCAGGAACCCGTCGTCAGTGAAGTGCGTCAGGACGTCGTCGTGCAGGATCGCGGTGTAGTAGCCGTCGCTCTGCGCTAGGTGCCTAACTGAGCCGTCCTCCTTCAGCAGTCTACTGACCTCGCCGAAGTAGGTGAAGGGTTGTCCGAACAACTGCTTAGCCATATCTTCTATCTCGGGTATTGTTTCCATTATCTCTGTTATATTTTTCATTGTTTCCTTTCTGTTATAGTTCTGCGGTGAAACTGCATTGACCTTCTTCCTTTATGCAGTCCCTGATTCGCCTGCCCATCAGCAGGTCGGCATACTCCGAGACTTCGTGATCGGTGACTGAATGCTTATCCAGCCACTCGCGATTGTAGAAGTCAGTGCCTTCAAAGCACTTCTCCACCTTATCGACGTCAATGGCATCTTCGATTCGCTTGATCTCCGCTTCGACTTTGGGCAACTCCTCCTCGTCGAAGTAGTATTCCAAGTAGTTCGGCGATTCACCCTCGTAGCCGAACCTGTCGGCACAGTTGGAGTCCTGCACTGCGAACCAGAATTTACCTTCTATGTCTCCGCTGTAGTATCTACCCATTGGTTCCTCCTTCTATTGTGTAGTTCTGGAGTGTAGTGAAGTAGTCATGCTCGGGGTCAGCCTCTTCGGCGTCCCAGTCGATGTCTCCTATGTCCATCTCTAGTCCTGCTAGTTGCTCAGCCTCA